CTGCGTCTCACGGGCAGTATAAATGCATAAATTTTGCGATAAGCTCTTAAAAACCATGGCAGGAAAACACATACCGAAGGACACGCACGAATGCACGATGTCAGAACTGGCAGAAATGTTCGGTTTATCGGTCGCGCGGGTCACGCAATTGCACTCTGAAGGCGTTGTCAGAAAGACAAAAACAGGCAAGGCAGATTTGATTGAGTCGGTCAAAGCTTACGTTGCCAAATTGCGAGAGAAGAAAAAAGACGTTGTAAGTTTTGAAGGCGTGCCAGACATTGACGAATCGAAAGCTCGCAAGGAGGCAGCGCAGGCGGGACTGGCAGAATTGAAACTTGCAGAAGAAAAAATGGAGGTTGTCAGGATCGCGGAGATTGACACGCGAGATGCCAAGATTGGCGCGGCAGTCAGAGCGGCAACCATGAAGCGCAGATCCGAGCTGCCACCGATTCTGGAGGGACTCAGCGCAAATCAGATTGCCGCCATCCTCGATGAGCGGGATCGTGACTTTCTGGAAATGCTCGCTGACCAACAAAGCGAGTTTTGGGAGCGCAGGGAAAAACTAAAAGCAGCAATGGAAAATGAGTGATGCCTTTTGCCGAGCGGTCAGACCGCCATCAGATTTACAAGTTGCCGATTGGTGCGCTCAAAACGTGCATATTGTCGGATCAGAACGCTCATCGAAATTTGACATCGATCAATTCCCCTGGTGGAGATTTCCGATGGAGCAGATCCGCAACCATGACGTGCAGGAAATCTACATCACTATGCCAACAGGCAGCGGGAAATCAACAATGGCAGAAGCGTTATTTTGCTACATTGTCAGCGAGGATGCGGGGAATTTGCTTTACGCATCACAGGCAAATGACAAGGCAAAGTTTTGGGCAGAGTCTCGATTGCTGCCAGCATTGAAAAAATGCAAGTCACTCGAAACGTTATGGCCCGAGGATCGGCACAGCTCACGAAAAACGGAAATCATCTGGCCGCATATGGCGATGCAATTCGTAGGAGCGAACCTTACCAACTTTCAAGAGGTATCGGTGCGCTACGTTTTCGGGGATGAAGATTGGCGATGGGATGATGGACTAATAAAGGAGGCATTGGCGCGGCACCATGAGCGGTGGAATCGTAAAGCGTTCTTTGTTTCTCAGGGCGGTTACAAGCACAAAGAAGGATTTAGGAAGCGAGAGATTGCCACGGAATACATTTACAAATGGGCATGTCAGAACTGCGGGAACTACCACGATTGGAGCGATGCAAACCTGAAATATGACATTGTAAAAAAAGACGGCGAATTTGATCGGCAAGCTACATGCGATACGGCGCGGATTCAATGCCCGAACTGTGGACACATTCACAAAGACAGCATTCAGGATCGCCGGGCATTGTGTGATTCCAGCACCTACATTTTAGAACGCATCGGCAGTAATCCACGCATGGTTTATATCCACGGCGTGACACGGCTCACAATGTGGTGGGTATCATATAGCGAGGTCGTCGGCAGGATTCTTGACGCGAAGGATCAACTCAACAACGGGCGGATTGAACCTTGGAAGCAGTTGCGTCAAAAGGATTTCGCAGAGTTTTGGGATGAAAACTATGTGCCAGACAAAAAGGAAATTACGATTGGTGAATTTACAAAAGAGGAACTAAGCTCAACACCAATCGAAAACGAGCATGGACGCTACATGACTATTGACTGTGGCAAAGGGCATTACTGGCACATTGGCGCAGCATGGACTAAAGACGCGAAATGCAAAGTTCTTTCTGAGGGTTACATCGATAGCGAGTCAAAGCTCAAAGCGGTGCAGGATAAAGCTGGAATTGCAGCTAGTAACGTGTTTGTGGATATATCGTGGGATACGGAAAACCTCGATGTTCTTGCCATGATTGAGCGTAACGGGTGGACTGGCATTCGTGGTAGTGACAAGCTAGAGTTCACGCATCAGACGCAGGACGGAAAACAAGTTGCCAAGGCATACTCGAAATATGGTCGCATGATGACCAAGAGCAAGCAGATCGTTCGCTACTTTTTCGTATCGTCAAAACGATTCAAAGATGACACGGACGGATTATTAAACGCCGGCAGGATCGAGCTACCGATTGATGTCAGCGATAACTTCCGCAATCACCTGAAGGCAGAGGTCAGAGCCGAAACCACAGACGCAAAAGGGAACGTGACGCAGTTCTGGAAAACTCTGAATCGTAACAACCACTTGTGGGACTGTCTTTATTACAACGTGGCAGTTGCTTACGTTCGCGGCGTTTTCAAGGGTGAATAAATTAGCCAAAAAAAATACTTGACGCAAGGAAAATCAATCGCGCAATACGCGCATGAATCTTGCACGGCTGGCATTAACGGTGGCAAAGGCTACGCGAACCAACGCGACAGCCATGCAGACCATTCGTGACGAATACGCCGCGATTGCGCTGGAAGTAGCCACATCAGCCGATGCTGGCAAAGAGCTAACTAGCGCAACCGTCAACGGTCAAACCTTCTCACAGTCAACGACTATTTCCAAAGCTGACCGTCTGGCACTATTGGAGCGAGTCGTTTGGCATTATGACAACGGCTTCACATCCACAACCCGAACCCGTGTATTTTTCCAATGATCGTTGACCAATACGGACAAACTGTAAAATTTGCGCACGCTGCCACGCGTGACGTTCGCCGCTCGCCACAATACGAAAATCGAGATGGTGACATCGACAAGCTAATCCCGATGAATGACCGCCGAACCTTGGCGGCATTGTCACGCAGGCTATACACCAACATGGGAGTTCCACGCGCGGCAATCAATCAGAAAGCTGATTACAGTGTGGGCGAGGCTTGGCTTCCAACTTACACAGGCGCGGATCGTGACGCTGGCAACGCTGCCACGCAATACCTGATTAACGTGCTTTATCCGAACAGCGACATACGAGGCGGGATGTATGATTGGCAGACTGACTTGCGTTTGACATCGATCGCGATGGATCGTGACGGCGGGGATTTCACGCTTTTAACTTACGATTCAAGCGGGACGTTTCCACAGTTTCAGTCGATCCCGTATCACCAATGCTGGAGCAAAAACGCAGCGGACGGGCAAGAGCTAAAAGACGGCACCTACAAAGGCGCAGTCATCCGCGATGGCGTGATTTACAATAAGGCTGGCAGACCCATTGCATACCGCATCAGCACGGGCACACAATCTACAGAATACGAGGATTTCCCAGCATACAAAATCATTCACGGCTTTAACCCTGAATGGCAGGAGCAAGGGCGCGGATTGCCGAGCTTTACGCACGCATTGGAGGATTTGAAGCATTGCTTGCAATCCACGGAATACGAGCGCATCCGTCAAATGATCGTTTCAAGCATTGGACTTGTCGAACACAACGAGATTGGCGGTGCTGATTTGGACGATCCAGCAAACACTGACATGCCTTGCAACACTGACACTGGAGTCACTTTTGAGCGAGTTCAGCCAGGAACAAACCGTTATTTTGTAGCTGGCAGCGGCAGCAAAATTGAAACAATCAAACACGAAAACCCCGGTGAAATTTGGGAGTCATTCCATGACCGCATGATTCGCATGAGCTTGATCGGCATCGGTTGGAGCTACTCAATGACTTGGAAACCAGCGGGTCAAGGCACGGCAGAACGGGCAGAAGTTGAACGCGCACGCAGAGCAATCTTGGCTCGTCAAAAGGTGCTGAAATACATCGCCAAGCGCAAGCTTGAATACGCTTATGCGGTGCTAGCTGCCAACGGAAAAATCACACAAGTTGCCGCGCCGTTTTCTTGGTCGTTTACCATGCCGCCACGTTTGACCGTGGATGACGGCAGAGAGGCGCAGATGGCACGCGAAGGATTCAAGCTTGGCACCATAAACATGGGTGACATCTTGGAAGCACAAGGCACAACGCTAACGGAGCATTACACCGAGCGAGCTGAGGAAATCGCAATGCGCAAAGTCATCGCCGCGCAAGTAGCAGAAAAATACAAAGTGGTCATCGAAGACCGTGAAATGGTGATGCTCACGCCAAACGAGATGAGCCAACAACAATCTACACCGAATGAAGAACCAACTGCATAATCACCTTGCAATGCAACGCTTTTATGCTTGCGATGCGTCACAGTTAAACGCTGCAATGAACGCTAGTCTTGACGATGTTGAGATCGATGACTTTTACAACCTTCGACCATCGCCATCAATCGAAAACGGCATCGGCACAATCTCGATTCAGGGAATGCTGACAAATGGCGTGCCGGCAATCTATGAAAAGGTCGGCATCGTGACCAGTTACGATTCGATCAAAGATGAGATTGATGATTTGATGGAGCAAGGAGCGCAAGCAATCAACTTTGTCATCAATAGCGGTGGAGGCAGTGTAAACGGAGCAATCGAGCTTTCACGCTATATTTCCGCGCTATCAGTGCCAACTGCCGCAACGGTTACATCCTGCGCTTGCTCTGCGGCTTACATGCTGGCAAGTGCTACCAATCGCATTGTGATTTCCGAGACCGCTCAAATCGGCAACATCGGAACAATTATGACTTGGTATGATTACAGTCAATACATGAGAAACATTGGCATTGAGCCGAAGGCAATAACCAACGAAGGCGCCACACTTAAATCAACTTTCCATCTGGAACCGAATGCGGAACAACTAGCATTTTTGCAAGAGTCAGCAAATCAATTTGGCGATGCTTTTAAAGCGTTTGTTTCAGAGCGCAGACCAGACATTGACGAAGAAGTTTTCCGCGCTGGCTGGTATTCTGGGCAACGTGCAATCGACCTAGGCTTGGCAGATGAAATTATCTAAAAAAAAATCTTGACGTAACATAAATCAATCAAAAATCGAACTCGAAATGAGCTTTAACCCATTCGCAAACAAAGCAGACCTCGAAGCCGCGCAATCGCAAATTGCATCGCTTACCGAGGATCTGACCGCAGCACAAGCTGAACTCTCCGCTGAACGCGAGACAGTCGCAGCTCATGCACAATCAATTTCTGACTTGCAAGCGCAAGTTGCAACTTTAACCGCAGAGCGTGACACGTCCGCTGAAGTCTTAACACAAGCACAAGCGCAAATCGAAACCTTGCAAGCTGAAGTTAAAACTGCCGAGGCTAGCGCAGAGCAAAAAGCCATTGTGCTACTTTCGCAAAACGGACACGAAGCACCAGTTGCAATCGAGGAAGAAAGCGCAATCAAAAACAAAACTCTCCAACAGTTCAACACGCTCACGCCTGCCGAGCGCATGAACTTCGTCAAAACTGGCGGCAAAATCATCAACTAACATAACACATGTCAAACACACTTACTAACTTAGTGGCTGACGCTTATTCCGCGCTTGACGTGGTATCGCGTGAGCTTGTCGGATTTATCCCATCCGTAACCCGTGACGCTTCCGCTGATCGCGTTGCCGTTGGTCAAAATCTCCGTTCGTTCAAAACTGCTGCAAATACAGCAGGAAAGGACATCACCGCTGCCATGGCTTTTCCTGCAATCGCAGATCAAACCGTAGGCAACGAAAACATTACAATCACCAAGGCTCGCGCTTTTCCATTCTCTTGGAGTGCTGAGGAGCAATACGCGGTCAATCAAGGTGCTGGCACTTTGTCAGTTGCTCAGGATCAAATCGCCCAAGCCATCCGCGCTGCTGTAAATGAGATCGAAAACGACCTCGCTGACGCTGCTGCACTTGGCGCATCGGGTGCAATCACTCCAAACGCAACTACTTTGTTCAGTGCAACATTGAAAGATGCTGCCTTTGCCAAGAAGTTCTTGGATGATCGCGGCGCACCACTTAGCGACCGTCACATGGTTCTCAACACCACGGCTTCCGCTGCAATGCGCGGATTGACCCAGCTCAACAGCGTGGATAGTGCTGGTGACAACGGATTGCTTCGTCAAGGTGTTCTCGGCAACCTTATGGGCTTCGGCGTTCGTGAGTCTGCTCAAATCGGATTAACTGCTACTGCCACAGGTGCAAACTACCTTGTTGACAACGTAGCGGGTTATGCAGTTGGCGCAACTTTGATCCACGTTGACACAGGCACTGGCACGATCCCAACTGGCTCGCTTGTGACCATCGGCGGCAATACTTATACTGTCACTACTGGAACCGCTGGAGACGGCGACCAAGACATCACAATCGCAGCTCCAGGACTTATCAAAGCAATCGCCAACAACGATGCTGTGACGGTTCTCAGCGCGCAAGATGCAAACGCTGCATTCAGCCGCAACGCAATCATCCTTGCTACTCGCTTGCCAGAAGTTCCACTTGGCGGCAACGATCTCGCTTTGATGCGCGAAGTTGTAACGGATCCACGCAGCGGACTGAGCTTTGAGCTTGCTGTCTATCCTGGCTACCGCATGGTTCACTACGAAATCGGCGTTCTGTGGGGTGCTAAGGTTCTCAAGCCAGAGCATATCTGTTTGCTTGCTGACTAATTTTTCTTGGTAGTAGTCATAACTTCCATCCCGTCAGAAATGGCGGGGTGGTTTTTTCAAAATGTCCGCGCTAACAGAATTTGCAAAAAAAGCTTTCCTATCCGCTCGCACAACGATTGGCGGGGAAACCATCACCATTAACGGTGGCGCGTCTGTTAGCGCGGTATTGAATGAAATCGCAGATTCACAAAGCTACGAAGATACAGGGTTTTCACCGATTGCTAGTTTTCAAGCAGTCGTTGAAAGCACTGAATTTACAACGGCTTACACGGCATCAATCAAAAGCTATGTAGGCGCATCGGTAGCCTCTCGCAGTAGAAGCTTTCGGCTTACCGACATTGTTTCAGGGCGTTCTTTTATCACTCTAAAATTGGAATCAATCACCCGAGCATGAAGCTAACTATGAAGACCGACAATCGACAACTAGAGCGCAGCCTTGCTGTGGCTAGTAAGTCGTTTGGCGAGTCATCAGAGCAAGCTTTGTATCGGTGGGGCGTGCAGATCGCAAGGGAGCTTGCAGGCGCAACACAAGCGTTTGGCAAGGGTAAAAAAACAAAGGACATTCAAAACAAGGCAATCTATCTTGACGCTATGAACGTTTGCCGAATGGTTGAATCTCGACCATCGCTAAAAACACCGCAAGCTTGCTATGAATGGATCGAGCAACACAGAACACGCGGACGGCGTAGAACTGTGAAGCTCCCTATTGAGCAAAGAAAGACGGTAACGCCAGCAATCTTGCAAGAGGCATTAAAGCCAAAGCGGGACAATGCTGGCATGGCAAAAGGCGCATGGTTTGGATCTGGCAATCAGCTATCGAGCAAGCAAAGCGGAACGCAAAAGGTCAACATTGGAAAAAACTTTCTGCCACACGCTCAAAAGTTTGCGAACCTTGGAAATGCTACAACAAAGCGCAGTATTTTTTCGCCAAAAGCGGAATTAAACAACACAGTGAAACATAGTGCCAGCCCTGAAATTCTACCGCAATCGCGCAAGACTCAGGTGGTGAAACGCGCATTGTTAAACATTCTCAAGTGGTATGACAAAGCGGCAACGGCTAAATTCAAAAAACAAAAAGCAGCATGACCTCGACGCTCATTCTTGAATCACTCAAAAATTACATCGCCGATAACGCAATCGGTGATCTTGCTGATTTGGATATTTTTATCGACGGGGATCAAAGCTTGATCGAGCCTCCCGCAATCAAGCTAACAATCACGGGCAGCAAAGAGCATGAAGTTTTGCGCGGTGTAATTGATTTTAGCATTGCGGCACAACTTGGCACAGTGCCGAGAGCTAACGGCGGAACAACGCTAGCCGACAAGGATGAGCTAGAAGGTCAATTCTACGACTTGCTTGGCGATGTTGTTACATTGCTTGCATGGTCGGAAGCAGACAACACGCTGACAAGAATTTTTGATGCAAGAGATTTTGAACTCGAAACATCGGCAGACAACGACACCACAATTTCACAAATATCATTTACCCTCACTGGGTGCAAAATTTAACTAACAAAATATATGAGCGCAACAGTTTTCGGAACGGCAAAATTTGGCATCGCATCAGAAGCAACCTCGACGGGTCTTTTTGCTGCAAACATCAGTTATAGCGGCAACAGCGAAGTTGCTTACGCATCAAACCACGTTGGTCAGGACGTAGTCATGAGCATTTACAACGAGAATATTGATATAACAATCGATGGAGTTGTAGCAGTCAAAGGCGCAGGCTTAGTAGTCGGAATTGCTGACACGGTAACGCTTGCAAACACATCAGCGGACTCGCTAACGGTGACTACTGACTTGCTTAAAGTCACACCAGTGGCAAACGCTAGCGTCATTGTTTTGCAAGCATCTTTGAAGCGCAGCAATACAGGATTTGAGATGGGCGATCTTACATGCGTATTTAAACCAAGCATTGATTCATCCGCAGTATCGACAGCAAGCTAATAAAAAAAATTATGATCATTTCCTCAGCACTAACAAACAATGGCACGAGCTTTACCGCTAGTCCCGCATCATCGCTCACAACTGGCAGGGTTACAGTCGGAACTTCTGCCGCGCAGCAATCGTTTGCAACTGCCGACATTGGCTATGCAATCAGCGCAAGACTTACCACATCCAGCACCACGGCAACGCTAGACGTTCAAACAGGTGTATGCACTGGCAGCGCGGCATTTGTCGCAGGAGTTGCACAAGTCGAAACTGCCACAGTAATTGCTGCTGCTGGGGCAACATCGAGCGGCAATTGCATTGTCACCGTAACGGGATCAACTTTAACGGGATCGCCGCTTGCTGTAACAATCCCGTTGACGACATCAGCGAACACCGCCATACTAGTTGCAAGCGCACTTGCATCGGGGCTAAATGCAAATGCTGCAATCGCCGCTAAATACTCGGTGGCAAGCTCAGGTGCCGATATTGTGCTGACAGTAAAAGCTGATGCAAACGGCAATTACCTAGCCAATGATGGAACGCTGAATATAGCAATCCCAAGCGGCTTAGGCATCACAGCTGCATCGACAAGCACTGATACAACGGCGGGAGTTGCCAGCTCTGGAGTGCAAGTTTTAGACGGTGACGGCAAAGACTTTGAAGGCGTGACACTGCCATCTATGGCGCGGATTTACGCGCTAGAAATCAACGTCACAAGCGGCAGTGCATCGGCAACGAACGGCACTCAGATTTTGACGCTACCTTGCAAAATCTGGAATACAAGCGGCATTACTGGCGGCATGTTGACCGCTGATCTAGTTATCACTGCTACATCAGCAGGAACAAACCTTACGATCACCGCTTTGGGCAAATCATCGTAACAACTCAAAAAGAAAATGGAGAAATTTGGAACAGGCGACATAAATCTTGCGACCTCGCTCATGAGCATCGGAATACCGAACGCTCAAGACGTGCCTTGCAAAATTATTTCCCACGAAAATGGCACAGTTTATTCACGCTACTATTTCGAGCCTCACAGCCTCGACGGCAAGCACGATTCGATTGCTATGTCTCGCGCATGGTCGCGCATGGAGACGTTGCCAGCAGCTCACCCCTTGCATCACTTGTCAGCATTTGTCAAGACCGCTCAAAAAGGCTACACGCCTAATGATTGGCTTGCTCATGCAATTGACACCTACGATTTGAAACACGTTGCCACATTTGAGGATGCAGGACGGCATATTGCAAAATTTCCAAACAATGCCGAAAGCTATTGCTTGGCGTTTGCGATGAACCGCAAGGAGTTGCTGCATTTGCACAGAATCGCCGTCCAGAGCATTTACATGACCAATGGCAAGGCAAGTGCCATGATCGACGCAAAGCTGCCGCAGAATCAAAAGCGTGAGCTTGTAAGCAGACTTAACGGTTAAAAGATATGAGCGAAAGAGAAAACAAACTATCAGGGGCATGGCTGGGTGAAATCACACTGTCAGGAAAGCCATTGCATCAGCTATCATTCGGCAGGATTCAAAAGTTGAAAATGATTGGAAATGATTGTTTTAACGAGTCGGAAAAACCAGACGAATTGAGCGCAATCACTGAGGTGGTTTTTGCTATGTCATTGGGCAAAGATGAGTTCAAGGAATACGCACGCAAAGACAAAAACGAGCGTGATTTGATCTTGTCAGACTTTGCGATTGATAACGAGGATGAACTCGAAAGCGTTATCGCTCAAGTCATGGAAGCAGTTTCACGCATCGGAATTGCCCGTATGGAAAGTGGGGCATCGGGAAAGGAGATTCGCCATGCTTAGACGCGCAGCTAGAATACTTTGCGTTGCGGCATGGCATCCAGATGGAAGTCATTTTATGGGAAATGGATTGCGCACGGGTGCTGCAATTACTTTATTGCGAGAGCATCAAAAACGGTCATACTTTGCGTTACTCAATAACGGTGGAAGATAAAAAAACCAATGACAAACTAGATCAACTTGAAAGGAACTTAGAACAATGGCTATCGGCACAACAGTAAAAGTAGGGTTTGACGGCGAAGAGGTAAAACGCGGTTTTGCTGGTCTTAAAAATGGATTTTCTGCAATTGGTAGAACCATGGGAAAAGGCGCGGCATTAGTTGGCGGCATGATGGCAGCGCAAACGCTTGAAAGCATTATCATCAAGGCGGCAACTGGCACGAATGAGCTTGCTGACTTTGCAGGAGCGGCGGAGGATGTTGCATTGCAAACTGGCAGCACCGTCTCAGAAATCATCCGCTTAAATCGCGCATTGGAGCTGGCAGGGGCTCAAGTTGACGCAGGTCGGATGCTATCGACACTTGCCGACAACATGTATGACGCGACACATGGCGGCGAAGAATTGCAAGATACCTTTTTCAAGATTGGATTGAGCGCGGCAGAGTTGGCAAAAATGAAGCCAATTGACCAATTCAAAACCGTAATGCAATCCCTCTCCCAATATCAAGGCAGCATCGGGGAACTTAGTGACATTACCGAAAAGATTTTTGGGGCAAAGATGGGAATGCAAGCAATCCGACTTTTCAAAAATGCTGACGTCATGGCTACCGAGATGGGAGCAGACGTTGCGCTTTTTGCTGAGAAGGTAGAAAAATCTGCTGGCAATCTTGGATCATTTTCCGATCAAATCGGGAGATTGAAATACTTGTGGCGCGGAATCAACCTTGCAGGATTTGAAATACTTGGCGGCAATGGTGCATATCTTAAAAAGCTATTTGACGGATTAGAAAGCGCAATCAATGCGGGTGACTTCTCAAAACTTGGCTACATGCTGAAATCAGAGTTTGCCAAAGCATTGGAGGTTTTCAACGATAGCGCATTTATGGACACGATCCGCAACGCCATGAAATCACTTGGCGAATCATTTGGCGAAGGTGTCAAAGGATCAATCAAAGACTTGATTCCAGGCATCGGCTTCCCTAATCTTTTCGGCGGCAGTAAAGACACATCAACATCACAACTTTTGCAAGAGGCACAGAAAACAAACACTTACCTCGCAAGCATCGAACGCACTAACGGAACATACGCATGAGCGCAACAATCATCGGAATCGCAAACACTCAAATCATCGCCAATCCAAACTTTCGCGCAAAGAAAGACGGGACTGGCAAATGGACAGCAACGCAGAGTTACCAAATCAAACGCGGTGACTACGCAAGCGTTGCCGAGTATTTCCAAAAGGGAGTAACTATAGTAAACATCTATCCCGATGTTCAAGATTATTTCGCGCCTTTAATTATTGAGGATCACGAATACCAAGAGCAACCTAGCGGCATTGATATTGTTACCGTTTCGTTTGTGGGATGGCAAGAGGGAACAGAAGGGCAAAGCGAGCGCGAAACAGTGTATGAGTATTCTGCCGATATTGCAGAGCGTCCAATTGTTGAGCATCCAAAGTTTATTGAAATGGCAGCATCAACACCCGATGATGCAGCGGCGATCGTTCGTTGCTACGAAGGGACAGCGCGAGCCGAGGACTTGGAGGCGCAATCGCCAAAGATCATCGACAACTTTTCAGCCGATCCAATCACGACAATCACCGATCCTGAACCGATTAAATGGTTTGACATGATTTTCAAGCGAGGCGTTAGGACATTCCTAGAACCCGTGCCAGAATACACTGAGACAAAAACCGACCGCGGAGGATTGTCCAGTTCTAAAGTTTCAGACCTAGGCAAGATTGATTCGCCGCCAAACTCGCCTCCAACACCAAGCGGCAAGGTTTGGATCCTGTCAGGAGCAAGTGAGACACGCAGCAGTGACAATCCGATTACATACACCCGCAAATGGACAGTGATCGACGACACAGAAGACAACCAAGTAATTTACGATTGATATGGCAAATAAGACAAACATACCAACAAATCCGCAAGCACCAAAGCGTGGCGATAGAGTCAAAGCTAAGGACTTACAAAATCTTGCAAAGCAAATCAAAAGAGTCTCACGATCAGGTCGAGAAAACTATACGGGGGCATTTTACCGCGCTCCCGATGCGCCATTTATGCCAAAGCTACGAGGCAGCAAAGATGACCCGCAAGCTTATGAAATTGCACTCTCGAAAGGCTACGTTGTCGAACGCAGAATCCCCGATGGGCAAGCTTTGATTTATCATTTTCCGACAGGCTTAGTCGATGATGATGACAAGCCGATTTACCAAGCAATCAGCGATGGGCAGGCGATTTACATTAAGGTATTAGTCAAAAAAGACGGCACCATTGAAGAAGAACCAAGCGTTCTGGTCGCAGAGGACGAGTTAGCGGGTGCGCATTATAAACCGAAGATTTTCGACTTCGATGGCGCGGACGGCGAACACAATTACAAGATCGCCGTATTTGAAATCGTGGACAGCAAGCCAAGGCTTAAACTTTACGGCGCCGGTGACAACATCGACCATTACGATGAGAGGGTCACAATGGAGAACCTAGAAGCTGAAGGCGATTGCTACGAAGTTGGCAAGACCTACAATGAGGCAGCGGATAAAGTTGAGTTTAGAAAAATAAAGCAATTGTCTGGAGAAGGCGCACCAGTTATCAAAGATCAAACGGATGAAACAATAAATTTTCGAAGAATCAAAGAAAGAGCTTCTCCAGCACGAATTGCAGTAACAATAGACGGCGATGCAATTAAAATACACGGCAATGGTAACATGGGAACATTGACACACAATCCTTGTAATGGAGGTGCTGGAACGGTGATACTTGAGTGGGATGACGGATTGATTATATCACCAAGTGCAGAATTTACAGCAGGATGTTCAGGCAGCGGAAGCGGCGGTGGGGGAGGTATGCCATGATTAAAAAAGCAATCGTTTGCTGTCATGAAGCAGATCAAAACATGCTACCAATTTTTGTTGCACGGTGGCATGAGTTATACCCCGATGTTGAGCTATGGCTAGGCAATGACAGCGTGAAGCCAGTCACAATTGACCATGATTTGCCAACTGTGAAAATCACATGGGGAAACGGAGTTTCGAAAAGCATAATTGCCGCAATGATTGCAACGGGCGGCGATATTGTGGCGAAACTTGACGTTGACGCATGGCATTTGAAAAGCAATCTATTTGATGCTTTTGCTGACAATTCAATAATTGCAGTCGGTCATCAATGGCCTAATGAGCCAAGTCGATTTTTGGGAATTGCCTACGCAGTCAGACGCGAGGCATTACTCAAGATTGAAGTATCACAATCATGCGCATCCATGCGAGGCACTCAAGAGGATATTGCGATGAATCACGCATTGCGCAGGAGCTACCCTAACGGCGTGCATTTAATCCCGATAGGGCAAGCGCGGCGCGCCGACACATGGAACGGCGAGGATGCATCCTTGATCCATTGCGGCATTTACGGGAACGACAATAAGCAACGAGAATACGCACTTGCCGAATTGCGGCGATTAGCTAGCGGCGAACACGTTACAAGCGAGGAAAGCGCATGGGTGGGAATGTCAGTTATGCCTTCGCGCCTGCATGGCGTGGGAGCCATTGTTGACCACATGACAAGCGGGAACACAAAACCAAAAGGAGTGATACTCTCGATCCCGAATCACGCATTCAGAACCGATGAGGATTATGATGAATCAGAGGTCAAAAGATTAAGCGAAAAAACAACTGTTCACCGCATCAAAGATTACGGCGCAATTACAAAATACATCGGTATTTGCGAGCAAGTGCAGGATGACGATTTGTGCATAATTCTTGATGACGATTGCCAATACTCACCACAGCTTGTGGCGCGCATGGCAAGCGAATACAAGGAAGGTCACGCCATGGCAAACAGCGTATTTCGGATTTACAACACCGACTTGCCAGAGGGTTATGGCGCGGTGATTTTCCGACGATCACTGATTGACCTAGAAAAGCTCAAACGATTGATTTACTTTTTGAATGAGAATTTTACCGAGGCATTGCTTGCTGATGACGCAATCATGGGCTGGTATTTTCACAACAACGGCGTGCCAGTTACGAAGCTAGAGAAGCCAGTTCACACCAATCCAGCGGAATCGAATTATGACGATTGCGCATTGCACAAGATCGCGGGTGGGCATTTTGACCGCTATCAACGCACGCTCAAATTTCTTTACGAAAATGCGGATGCGATAAATAAATTGACACGACAAAAATTGTGTTGACACAACCCGAAACGACTACACAAAAGCGCAAAGAACATGGCTACCACCGCAATCTATAATTTCCCCGATATAATGCAGGGCGACACGTTTAGAGCGCAGTCGTTTCGCGTCACGATCAACGATGCAGCACCTAGCAGCACGCTTGCTAGCGTCGAAATCGACTTCCGCGCCAGAACGTCCGCTAACTGCCAAACGGCGTTGCAATTGACAAACGGCAACGGGATCACAATTACAAACGCGGCACTGTGGGAGTTCCGAATCG